CAGTTCGGATCGACACATTCGAGGCGCACCAGTCCGCCACCGGATCGGCGCCATGCTGCAGTTCGCGCGCCAGCACGCGGCGCATGAATTCCGCCGCCGCCGGCCCCATGCTGAGGAAGCCCTGGCCGAACTCGACCAGGGTCATGCCTTCGTCCGCCAGGTTGCGGATGATCTCACCGGCAAAGGTGCGATCGAACGCCAGCTCCTGAATGTCGTAGATGCCGGCGAGTTTAAGAATCTCGGTCTCGACGAATTTGAAATCCGTCGTGTTGCCTTCGGTCGCGATCAAATGGCCCTGGTCGCGCCAGACGGTGTAAGGCGCGCGGTCGCGCCTCGACCGCTCTTCGATGTTGTCGGCCGGGCACCAGTGGCGCCACAGCACCTTCCACCGCTCACCGTCACTCACCGGCGGGAACAGCAGCGCCAGCGACGACAGGTCGTTGATCCGCGCCAGGTCGAGCGCGGCGACGCATTTGCGGCCCCGCAGCGCCTCGGGGTCGATCGGCGTGGCCCCGTCCGCCCAGACCTCCATGGGCATCCAGCGCACGAGCTGCTGTGTCCACTGATTGAGGCGCAGGCGCCGGATGGCGTTCTGCCGCGACGGCATCTCCCGGGCGAGCGCCACCTCGGCGCGGAGGTCCTCCATCTTGAGGACCGAACCGAGCGAGGGATTGGCCTTGCGCCACGCCAGCTCATCCTGCCAGTCGTCGCCTTCGTCGACGGTCGCGATGTAGGCAAACCAGCGGTCGGCGGTGATGGCGGGTATCACGCCCTCCAGCACCTTCGCCGAGAAATCCCAATGCTGGTAACAGACCGACGTCCGGCTGACCCCGGCCGTCGTCGTCTCGTACATCAGCGGCTGGAGCCGTGCGCCCATGCCGGTGTCGAGCTTCTCAATCACCCCGGCGTCGGGGTGTTCGTGCAGCTCGTCCACCAGCGCGACGAAGACGTTCAGCCCGTCCATCCTCGACGTGTCGGCCGAGAGCGGCCGGAACCACGAGGACGTCGCCAGTACGGCCAGGTTGTTCGTCGTCTTCACGATCCGCCGGCGCAGCGCGGCCGATCCTGCCCGCATGCGCTCGGCCTCCGAGAACACGATCCGCGCCTGTTCCTTCGTCGTTGCGGCCGAGTAGATTTCCGCGCCGGGCTCGTCTTCATCGATCAGGGCCTTGAGGCCGATGCCGGCCTCGATGGTCGATTTGCCGTTCTTGCGGGCGGTGGACACGAACGCCGTGCGGAACCGCCTGACCTCGACCCCCTGGTCCGGCAGCAGCAGCTTCCAGCCGAAGATCGAGCCGACGACGAACTTCTCCCATTCGAGCAGGTCGAACGGCTGCCCGGCATAATGCCCCTTGCTATGGCGAAGCACGGCCGGAAAGAAGTCGATCGCGCGCTGGGCCGTGGCGGTGTCCCAGCGCAGGCCCCGCGCCGCGCCGTCCGCCAGGTCGCGCAGGTGGCGCTCGCAGGCGAGGCGCACCAGGCGGCCGGTGATGAGCTGGTTCCCGACAACGGCCCGGGCATAAGCCTCGACAGGGTCCTGCGGCTTAACCGGCCGCTTACGCCCTGCCACGCAGGAAGTCTTCGGCCGGGTCCGAATCCCCCGGCGCGTCGCTCGCCTTGATCCGCGAGCGCGCCGAACCCGACAGGCCGATCTGTTCCGACATCTGGCGCACCTGATCGAGCGCCTTGTTGGCGATCGACAAATAGGGAGACTGCATCGGGAACCCATTCGCCGCCTTGATGATGAGGCCGGTGGTTACGAGCTGCCTTTCCGCCTCGACATAACGCGCCCAGGCCTGGCAGTAGGCCGCCAGGATGGCGCGATCGAGCATCGCGATCAGCCCCACCTCCGCGAGCAACGGGGTAACGCGATGCCACTCCGCCAGCGCCGTGGCATTCAGCATGTCAGGCGGTTCGGGAATCACCGCCCGCGGCCTTGCCTCCTGCTCGTTGAGCGGTCGCCGGCCCGGGTTGCCGGTGACCAGCTTCAATACCGTGGCTTTCGGCTTAGGTCCGCGCATCGGCTTCCACCGCCGCAGCCGCTTCCTCGCGGCGCGCGAGCGCCTCGGCCGCCAGCTCCGCCATCATGCGCAAAGCGACGGCGGTATTGTGGACGCCGCTCGTGTGCTTGACGGCGAGCAGCTTCTGGAAAAACAGGTCGAAGTCCGCATAGGCCCCGACCAGGCGGGTGATCGCGGCCTTCGATTTGGCGATATTGCCGAGCAGGTCGGTGACGATCGCCGCGTCGGCCGGCAGGAAGAAAATTTGCAGCTCCTCGTAAAAGGGACTGCCGACCCGCAACATCGTCGTGTCGAGGTCCTCGACCTTGAATGCGTCGTCGGTCAGGCCGGAATACTCCTTCCAGCCAAAACTCAGCTCCGCGTAGAGCGATTGCAAAATGTTCGGATCGTCCTCGCCGACCACCGCGTTGTGCGCCAACTGCAGCGCGACAAATTGCTCGCGGGTCAGCGGCGTCAGGATTTCCATAACGTCCGCCTCTTCGATCCCCGCTTTGATCGCCGCCGGCACGCGATGGTTGCCGGACGCCACCAGCAGCTTGCCGTCCACCCTGGAGACCAGCGGAACGCTGGTGAGGCAGCCGTCCGCCCGGATGTTCTCGACCAGCCGCGCGAAAGTCGCCGACCGCATGAAGCGGGCGTTTTTTTCAAGCAGCGTCAGGTCGGCGAGACGCATCCTTGTGACGCGCGTTTGCAACGAAGCGTTGGAACCATTCGGTGTAGATTTGGGCAGGGGTTTGCTGTCGGATTTTGCTGCCATAGTTCAATATCCCGGGGCCACGGCCCAACAGTTCGAAGATACCGCGATACTTCATGGAGACCGGTTTCGACGTAAACGCGGTTGTCATGACTGAGTCGACACGCTGCACCAGCCTGATCGCCATGCGATCCGTGATCGTTGCCGAGGTCGCCAGCATCGCGATCAGCTTCGACACCCGGCTGCGCGGCGAGAGTGCAAAATCCGAAAGCAGGTAGAGCAAGTCGCCGCCCCACTTGTCGCGCGAGTAGATGAACCCGCCGGCCAGGTGGCCGTCGATCATCACCAGGAAATTCGCCAGGCCCGCGGTGTGCATGATCCCTTTGGCGAGATAGGCGTCCTTCAGGAAGTTCATCTGCCCGGCGGTTGCGCTGATGATCTCGACCTGCGACGCCGGGGTCAGCTTGGCCGGATCCAGCGCGGTGTAGCGGACCGGCGTCGAGCGATGACTCGCGCGGCGTACCGAACTGGCGGACCGGTCCGAGAAGGTGAAAACCGGCTTGTTCGACTCGCCGCGAAACACGGTCACCGGCTGATGATGGTCGAGTGTGTGGTCAGTCAGCACGCAATAGCGGACCCGCATCGCGTCCAGTTCATCGAGCCATGTCTCCAGCTCCGCCGGGTCCCACACACCGTAGGACGGACGCGGCCAGTCGGTGTTTTGATCGACGAAGCGATACAGCCGCTCATAGCCGTTCTTGTAGGTGGGCGGGAACGCGGCCACACCGCCCCCGGCCTCGGCCGCGCGCTTCGCCTGTTCGCGGAAGTCGCCGGCGCGAAAGCTCGCGATGTGCAGCCCTTCGAGGAACGTATCGAGCCGCTTGCGGACCGGCGCGAGGAACTCGGCAAACCGTTCCTGATAATGCGCAAAGTGCGCCTGCGCGAAGGGGTTGCTGCCCTTGTATTTCGCCATCTCAAGCGCGACCTCGACCGCTGCGACGCGCACCGCGAACGGCTCGCCGGCGACCAGGTCTTCGATGAAGGCGAGACGTCCCTGGAAGGTGATCGGGAACGCGGCGCCAGTGGCGAGCGCGCCCAGCGAGCACGACAGCAGCGAGACGTCATTCGAGTGAACGGCGACGGTCGGATGGACGTCCCGCACCGCTCGATCGAACCGGAATGAGCCGGAGCACCCGACGAACACCTCGCGCCATTCGGCGAAGGGAACAGAACGCGTGATCTGCTCGACGGCAGGACGCGGCACAGCTCCGACGAACATGCGCTAGGTGCCCACCGGGATGCCGCCACGGGAAGCGGCGGCGTCCCGATGAACCTTGTTTCCTGCCACGGAAACGCCGGGATGATGAACCGCCGCGCGCCGAGCGTCAAAGCTATCGATCATGCCTCTTAATCTTTGCTCCACTGCTTAAATTCCCGGCGCGATACATGCTAAAGTGCAGCGCACGACTGCAACCTTTTAATGTCAACCGTCGGCTACCTGTGCTATCCTGGTATCGTCTTAAATCACGCTCGAAAAAGGATGCCGCCGATGCCGTCCCCCATCATCAAAACCGGATCGTGGGCAACCAAACTGC